TCATCATCTCCTGGTTGGTCTTGGCGATGGCGATGTTGCCCGCCTGGACTTCGGCGCGAAGGGCGCGAAGCTCGGCCACCACTTCGTCGCTGTTGCCGGTGGCGCGCACCGCCAGGCCATTGGGGCCGCGCACCAGGGGCATGATCGCCTCCGGACCGGCTTCACCCATCAGCGAGGCGTCGAAGGCCGTGGGCTGGCTGACGATGCCGTTCGTGAAGATGCCGCCCGTCGCATAGGAGCGGCCTTCCATCCTGCCCTGCATCGACCAGTGCGCTTGGCCGTACTCAGCGGCCGACAGGCCGGGGGCGTAGTATTGCTGATAGACCGACGTGCCCTGGGCGTAGCGCACATACTCGTCGGCCACGTCGGGGTTCTTGTCGAGGTAGCCGATCGGGTTCGCGAGGTTGTCGTTAGCCGGGCTGAAAGCGGCGACGCCGGCCTGGGCGAGCTGCAGGGCGGCGATGGCGTCCCGCACCGAGAGCACGCTCTCATTGAGGGTGACCAGGGCGCTAACCTGGGCCTTGAGCACATCGAGCTGCTGCTGAGCGGTGTCGGCGCCCACGTCGGCGATCCTGGCGGTGTCGTCCAGCAGGTTCTTCACGAACGCGAAGTCGGCCATGTAGCCCTGGCTGTTCGACTGGTAGGCCTTCGAGGCCTCCAGGAAGGCCGAGGCCGCCGCAGGCATGTCCTCAGGCGAGGCCGCCTTGAGGGCCGCCAGCGTGGCCTCGTACTGCCGCTGCGGGCTGTTCAGCGCCGAGGGGCCGGTGTCGAGCGAGCGATTGAAGTCCCTCAGCGTCTTGGACATCGACCGGAGCTTGTCGATCGTAGTCTGCAGCGCCCCGCTCTCGCGGTTGTAGGCGTCCACGAGGTTCGACTTGGCGGCCTCCAGGGTCTCGGTGGCTTGGGTCTCAGCCTCCAGGCGCTTGGCGGCGGCGGCCTCAGCCGCGGTCGCGGCATCCTCGGCGGCGTGGATCGCGCGGATCAGGCTCTGCAGGCTGGGGTCGATGGCGTTGACCTCATCCTCCCGGCGGCGCGCGAGGGCTTCGACCGACTTGCCCTGGGCCTCCAGAAGCCGGGTCTCCAGCTCGCGACGATTGGCGGCGAGCGCGGCGAGCTTCTCAGCCGCCTCAGCCGCGTCGCGGAGCAGGTAGATCTCCTCCTGACGGGCGCGGTTCGAGGCGTCCATCTTCGCCAGTTCGTCGGCGCGAAGCGCGGCGGTAGCCTCCAGGGTCTTACCCTGCAGGCGCATGATCTCGATCTCCTGGTCGCGCGCCTCCTGAGCGACTGCAAGCTGGCGCTCGCGCTCCTCCTCCTCGCGGCGCTCCTTGGCCTCCCGCTCAGCCTTCTTCTTGGCGTTCGATTTTCCGAAGATGCCGAGCGCGCCGCCGAGCGCCGCGGCCGCCAGCACAGCCCAGCCCGCTGGCCCCGTTGCGACCAGGCCCGCCGTGACGGATGCAGCGCCCAGGCCTACCGCAGCCGAGGCGCCGGCCGCCGCACCCATCAGGCCTGCGCCGACCGTGCCTCCGACGGCGCCGCCGATGATGTTCGCCGCGCCGGCGGCGGTGCCGACCTTGCCGCTGAGGCCCTTCAGGCCGCCGGCCTTGAAGGCGCCAGCCATCTCCTCGATGGCGTTCGACAGCGTACCGGCGAGGCTGAACCAGTTCTTGGTCTTGAAGGCGTTGGCGACCGAGTAGAGCGCGTCCGAGGCGTTGCGGAAGGCGCCCTCGATGCCGCCGTCGACCTCTTCGCGCTGGTTCTTCTCGATGATGCCGAGCTGCTCCATGCGAAGGCGGGCGATCTCGCGTTCGGTCGCCGAGAGGCTCGTGTTGTCGATGACCCGCTGCAGGTCGATCCGCACCTGCTGCTGGGTGAGCCTGAGGATTTCGAGCTCCAGCGTGCGCTGCTCGACGGTGGACTTAGAGACCGACCGGCGGCTGGCCAGCACGTCGCGCTGCAGGTCGATGGCCGCGTCCTGGAGAGAGTTCTGCTCAATCCGAACACGCTGCTCGGCGGCGCGGTCGGCCTGGGCGCGCTCGGCCGTCTGCAGCGCCTCCTGCGCCACGGCCAGTTCCTTCGCCTGAACCAGCGTGCGCTCGCCGTAGAGGATAGCCTCGCGGTTCTGCAGCGCGAGCGTATCCTTGGCTATGGCCTGACGGGTGCTCAGCGCCTCCCGCTCGATGCGGTTCTGTTCGGCGGCGCTGGTGGCGAGGCCGGCCTGGATCTGAGCGGCGGTCTGAGTGCTCTGGGCGAGGCTCTGGCGGTGGTCGAGGTCGCGGCGGGCGATGTCGAGCGCCTGCTCGCGCATCACCAGCTCAGTCTTCGCCTTCGCGGCGGCGTCGACCGACACCAGGGCGATCTCGGCCGCGCTTGCGGTGATCGACTTGTTCGCGACCTGGGCGCGAAGCTGCTCGACGGCGCTCGCCCGCTCGATGCCGATCTGCTCAACCCGGATCCTGGCCAGATCTTCGACATTGCGGGTCAGGGCGGCCTGGGCCTGCAGCGCCTCGTTGGCGGCGGCGTTGATGACCTGGGCGCTGCGGTCCTCGGGGCCCTTGGCGCCGGAGGCGCCCTTCTTCTTGCTCTCGGCGGTGATCGTTAGCTCATCGACCAGAGTGTCCTGGGGTTTGGTCGCCGGGTTCGCCTCGGCCCTCAGCATCGCGAGGCGCTCTTGCAGGGACTTGATGGCTGTCGCGGTGCCGGTGTTCCGCAGTTCCGACAGGTTGTACGCATCCAGCGCCTTGCGCTGTTCCGAAGACAGGCCTGCGGTGTTGTTGCGCGCCCCGGAAATGAGGCTGTCGCCCCGGGCGATCTGACCGCGCAGGACGCCCTCCTGGTCGACGCCGAGGGTCTTCAGCAGCTTGGCGCGGCTCTTTGCCAGCTCCTCTGCCGGGCTGTCTCGAAAGCCGTGACCCCAACCGTTGTCGTTGGCGATTGTCACCAGGCCCGTCAGTTGCTTCTGCGTGTCCTTGATCTCGTCGTGGAGTTGCAGCGCGTTAAGCTCGCGGATCTTGCCAGAAAGGTTCATCACCTTGAGCGTCTGGAGCTCGTAGGCGTCAGCCGCGTCCCGGGCCGCGTCCGCCGACGTGCTGGTAGCGTCCGAAAGGAGCTTGGTAAGCTCGGCGGTCTCCTCCGCCTCGGTTTGCAGGCGGTCCAGCGCGGTTCCCGCGTCCTTCATGGCGGCCTCGACCCGCTTGGCCTCCATGTCGAGGAGGCCGAACACCACGACCACCGCGGCGATGGCGGCGACAACAGGGCCGAAGGTGAGGAGTACGCCGCCCATCGTGGCGCCGATCGACTTGAGCGCCATTGCCAGCGTCGTGCCCTCCATCCGCATCACCGCAAAGCGGTCAGCGATCTGGGGGCCCTGCATCGCCATGATCATCAGGGGATTGGTCGACATGGCGGCCTGGACGCCGATGTCGGCGAACTGGCGAGACAGATCGAGACCCGAGATCTGGGCCTGGCGCATCGACTTGGTGGCCCGCTGGTTGGCGACCACCATGACCTCCTGGCGCTGAGCCACGACCATGGCGGTGCCGGCGGCGGCCTTCTGGGCCGCTGCGACCTCTTTGGTGGCGTCGGCCAGGTTGACTTGGGCGAACTTCGCCGCCGCCGCCGCATCAGCGCCCTTGGCGATGAGCTGGTTGTAGAGGGCCATCCTTTCGGTGGCGGTCCGCACGCCCTGGCTCATTTCCTGAGAGGATCGCGCGAGCGTCGTCGCAGCGACTGCGGCCTGGGTCTGCGCGGCCGCCGCCTTTTGCACCTCAACCGTGTGGGCGCGGACAGCCGGGATCGCCATCTGGAAGCCCGCGGCCTCAGCCCGAAGGGCCTTGTCGGTCGCCATGACCTGAGCGGCCATCTGAGACAGGGAGCTTTGCGCGTTGGCGTGGGCGGCGCCGTAGGTCTGGACGGACCTCGCCGTGGCCCGGTAGCCGGCGTCGGCCTCGACCACGGCCCTCGCCATCTGACGAAGAGAGCTTTCCGCCTTGTCGCCCGAAACCGCCAGGGCTTCGATCTGAGCCTTGGTGGCCTCGGCGCCGGTGGTCTTGAACTCGGTCGTCAGGGAGGCGAACGTGGTCATCAATCGTCCTCCCCGTCTGACGCTGATCCGCCGGGCTTCTTGGGGCCGTTGCTGGCCACGTAGGCCGCATCGAGACGCAGGATCGCCCTGCGCTCCCAGCCCTCAAGCTGGACGCCCTCGTCCTCCTCCCAGGCCCGGATTTCCAGGCGCGAGAGCCGCGAGAGCGCCATGCCCCCGGTGCTCCGGGTGAGGCTGAGGTCGATGAAGTACCGCCACAGGTGCGCCGCCAAGGGCGGGAGCGGCGGCGCTGAGAGGATCTGGCTGGGGGTGCGCCCGGTCATCCGCTGGACGACCTCAAGGTGCTGGCGAAGGGTGGCGCCATCCTCCTGGATAGCGCCAAGCTCGAACTCCGACGCCGCGAAGGCGATCAGCTCGGAGACGAGCCCTTCATAAAATTGGCCATGTCGCTCGACTTCTCAGAGACCTGATTGGCGATGTCGAGGTTCGAGCGGATCAGCTCCAGGGCCAACTCGGGCGTGTAGGGCTCATCGAGGCCGTCCCATCCGACCAGGCGAACGGCGGCGATGCGCTGGCCGAACTCGATGTCATCCTCGACGGTGTCGAACTCGACCGGCTTGCGGCCGCCCGTCTTCTGGGCGACCTCCTTGGTCGCAGCCGCTCGCCGGCGCTCGTTCATCATGGCGTTGACCTTGCGGGTCACCGCGTCCGACTGGCCGCCGAGCACATGCAGGATCACGCCGGTCTCGTTGCCCATGGCGTCGATGAACTCGAACTTGAAGGGAACCTCGCAGGCGGCGCGAGCGTCCAGCGACTTCAGGGAAACGGAGGGTTTGACGGACGCAACGCTGGCCCGGTCGATAAGCATTTGTTCTTCGTGGGTGCGCTCAGCGACGGGCTTGCGAAGGGCAGCGGCGACGGCGGGGTCTTTAGACATGAGTGTTCGCTTTCGGAAAAAAGCAGACCGGCGCGACCGGCCTGTAAAGTTGGGGGGAGGAACGGACCGCCCTGGGGCGGAATAGGTTGATCGACAACGGCTCTTGGTGGCCGCTCAGCGTACAGGCTTAGGCGAAGGCGCTGTCCTGAATGGAGATCGTGGTGGCCAGGCTGTCGCCGGCCGAGGAGAGGTTCTCCAGGGCCGTGAACGGCATGGTCAGGATCAGGCCTTTCTCGCCGTCGTCCTTGGTCGCGCCGCCGAACTTGACGCGCGGCATGACGAAGCTGGTGAAGGGGGCCGCAGCGATGCCCGAGGCGGTCATCGCCACCGCCATCGAGACCTCGTTCTCGTTCAGGAAGAAGTCGCGCATCGTGGCGTCCGCGAAGAAAACGGTCGCCTGCCCGGTGACCTCCACCGTGCCCTGGAAGATGTCGGGGTCGAAGTTGGAGCCGACCACGCCGCCGGGCGCGCTGTAGTTGCCGTTGATGTTGATCGAGACGCCCGTGACGATGCCGACCGGCTGACCGGCGACGATCAGGACGCCGTTCACCGCAGCGAGGATGCCCCCGGTCGACGCCGCCAGAGGCGAGGTGAAGTACGGGGCGCCGGCGCCGCTGTAGGGGACCATGTTCAGGCCCATCACATCGAACTCGACCGTCGCCATCCCGGTGCCCGGAAGCTCGACCTTCATGCCGCCGATCACGCAGTCGGTGAACACTTCGGAGAGATCCAGGTCCACGAAAGCGTGCTCGATGGTGTAGTAGTCGCGCGTCTGGCCGGTGGCCGGGATGGCGATCTTGCGGCCGACCTGGACGCAGGTGACGCTATCGCCCGCAACCTTGGCGCCGCCCGCCGTGCCGTCGAGCGGGATGCACACCATGACCGTCGCGGTGAGCGAGATAATCATCATATGCTTGGCGTTGTTGGCGGTGCCGGTGGTCGCCCAGCCGGACCAGATCACGATGTCGCCGACCCGGAAGCCGTTCGTGAAGTAGGAGAGCGCGGAGCGGGTGAAGGTGACCGTGTTGATCGCACCGATGGTGCCGGTGGTGGCCGCCACGGTGATGATGGCCGTGGTGGTGATCGTCGAGCCGGCGACCGAAGCGCCCCGCAGGACGCTTTCCATGAAAGCCTGATAGCCGCCGACCGACAGCTCACCCGAGATCTGGCCCGAGACCGACCGCACGCCATGGCGGAAGTCGCGGCGCTGCATCGACGGCAGGATTTCCTGCGACGTGTAGCTGGCCTTCTGGAGGTCGATGGTCGAGCGGACCCGACGCAGGTTCTGGGCGAGGGCGTCGCCTGCAGAGGCGACCGTCCCGAGGGCGGACTGGCGCCGGGCGACAATGCGCTTAGAAACGCCGACAGCAATAGGCATCATGATCTCCGATCATTGTTGGGGGAGAAAACGGCTGCCGGGCTGGCAAGGCCGGGTAGATGAACGCCCTAGGCGAACACGTTCGAGTAGAACGGGACCCTGACAGGGAGAACGAAGCGGTCGTCAGCCTCGTTCGAGGGGAGCGCGTTGGCGGTCCCCGAAATGACAGTAGTGACCCCGCCGGTCACAAAGGTTCGCCCCCTCGGGAAGGCCTCTCGGATCGCCTGAGCGGCCGCGTTGGCGGCGCCTGAGCCGGTCTTCATGGGGTAGCGAAGCAGGATCTGGACGAAGCCGACCTCTCGGTAGAAGCCGTCCCCGAAGGTGGGGTTCAGGGGCTCGCCGAACAGGATGTTGACCTGGGCGTGCGGGACGCCGGCGACCGGGACATAGGTCTCGTTCTCGTAGACGCCCTTCACCGAGCCCAGCGCGGCCGCCACGGCGACCTCAAGCTGCTGGCGGATCACCACCAGGCTCATCGGTCGATCTCCAGCGCCACGCGCTCGACGATGCCCTGGAAGTCTGTCTCCAGCAGGCCGACGATGCCGTAGGGCGCCTGACCGGACCAGCCGGTCTCCAGAGCCCAGGCGTAGTCCAGGTTGTTGGTGATGAAGTGGGTGTACTTCTGAGGCTTGAGCGGGATCAGATCGAGGTCATTGACCACCGTGCCCCCGGTCCGCGTGGTGACCTTGGGAGACGGCGATGTGTGGTCGTAGAACCAGTTCGAGACGAACAGGCCCGTGTCGATCGGCGAGCGCATGATGATCCGCTTGCCGCACTCGCGGATGATGCGGTTGATCGCCCGCGCCTGCCGCTCGCCGAGGAACTTGTCGAAGTCGCGGATCTGGGCGCCGAGGCTGGCCATCAGGACGCGCCCCGGATGTTGCACTCGAAGAAGATCGCCGTGCCGGCGGGCGCCAGGGGGGCGACCGAGGTGATCGTGTAGGCAACGCCGTCCGCCAAGGTGACCGTATCCCCGGGGCCAGGGGACGGGCTGAGGGGCGCGCCCGCGAGGGTCAGGCCGGAAAGCAGAAGGCGCTTGTCGCCGATCTGGATCAGGGCGCCGGGATCGTTGCGCTGCCCGCCGCGATCGAAAGAGCCGTACTCCAGGACCACGCCTGACGTGGATTGAACCGTATCCGCGCCGGTCGAGACCGTGCTGGTTGCAGGGTCGTAGACGCCCCCGACGCCTGCGCGGGTCAGAGTGATGGACTGCCCCTTCCCCCCCAGGCTGATCGACCCCAGCAGGCGGGCGGCGGTTGCCCTGGCCTGCGTGTCGTAGGCGCTCATCCCCGCACCAGCCGAACGGCGCTGCCACCAGGAGCGGCGCGCGACAGATAGGGGCGAAGCAGATCGTCGATGGCCTTGTAGCGGACGATCTGGGAGGAGTTGGGGTCGTACTCGACCTCGAGCGGCCCGACCTTTTCTTTCAGCACGCCCCGGGTGAGGTCGGCCGCCAACTCGCTGGAGAGCGCCTTGTAGGCAAGCTCGGCGCACGCCCGCTTGACCTCGACCGGGATGACGGTGTTCCCGACGTAGCCGGGATAGCCCGCGACGCCGCCCTCGCTGTCAGGAACAGGGACCATCGAGCGAGGCCAGTCGAGGGCCTGGTCGGTGAAGGCCCGATAGCCAGCCCAGCGAAGACGGTATTCGCCCGACAGGTAGGTCACCGCGCGTCGCAGGGCCTGTTCCTTGAGCGCGGTCGAGACCAGCGTCCAGTCGGCGTTGCCCTGGTTCGTGTGGTAGGTGTCGGCGTCGGCGACGCTGATGTAGCTCTCCGAGGTGGAGGAGCCGGTCCCGGTCTCAACGATGAGGGCCATGTCAGTCCTCCCGTGTGTCTTCGAGGATTGCCGCGTGGGCCTGGGCCAGCATCAGGAAGCTACCGGCGATGTCTTGGGTGCCCGCGACGATCAAGTGGCCGTCTGGGGTGAGCCCGACCAGGGTCATCGCGCTTAGCCTTCCAATGTTGGCCTGCAGAACCTCGTCCGCCGTGGGCCTGCGGGGCTGCTCGGGGTCCGGCGCGCGGGCCGGGAAGTCGATGACCGCACCCATCAGGCCCGGTCGACGGCGTTTTCGACCAGGTAGGCGTGGGCGCGCACCATCAGGAAGGCGCTTTCCGCGGCGCCGTGCGACCCGGCCACGATCAGTTTGCCGTTATGGCCCTCGCCGATCAGGGTGAGCGAGCGGAGCAGGCCCTTGTTTTCGTCCAGGATCTGATCGCAGTCGATCACCGCGCCGTCGCCGACCGGACCAGTCGGGAATGAGATCACATTGTCGCTCAATGCACTGTCTCCAGG